ATTTCGTTTCTGCCATCAATAGATTGGCCATCTCTTGCTTTTACTTTAATCACAAACTCTTGAGCTTTCGCTGTTTCATCTGTCAATACAATAATTTGTCCACTAATCATTTCGCTTGCATTTGGAAGTGTGATGGTGGTATCTTCCTGAGCTTGAATTGCTATAAAGTAATCGTTTGTGAGGACATCGTAGTTTGCACCTATAACTGTTCTATTTCTAACTTCTATACCATGTTGTAGGTTTGGTGACAACACAACGTTTCCATCTTGATCTAGCGATAAATGATTGAAGGAAGAGCCTTGAGGTACATTTGTTAATTTGAGTTGAGGTATGATCGCTTTGCCTGATTTTGGCGAGATGTCAAGGTCTCCGACATCAGTTGCTTTCAAGTCTACATACTGATGTTCGGTTATTCCAAATACAGCATCTGTATTAGTCAATCTCAGCTGGGCATTGGTGTCTTTTATCTCGACTTTCCTAGAGGCACTGTTTGTTCCAACAGCCAAAGACCCCTGTAGTTTAGTTGCGTTTGCAACGTTGAGATAGGACAAAGTGCCCAGTGCATAAATATTGGTTTGGTTCCCAGTTGAGAGACGACCGGCAATGGTAGTCGCATCAATAGCATTAGCATTTAAGGTTGCTGCATCTATGGTAGTGGTTGATATACTTCCGCTAGATATTATTGTATCGCCATTTGTAATATTGCTTGACGTAATGTTGGTGAAATATCCAACATGTGAAGACATGGAGACAGATGAAGAGATCTCGCCACTATTGTTCAATATTATATCGCCATTAGATCCCACCACAAGCTCTCCAAGAACTTTTGTTGAATTGGCTATGTCAATAGTTGGAGTGTCTGTTGAAATGGTTGTGGAGCCATTGTGGACGTTCACAGATAGCTTTTCGGTTGAGGTTCCCACCTTAAGTTGATTGGCTGGTGCCTCGACCTCAAATTTACTCCCACCAGAATAATCACCGACACCAATCGTTCCACCACTTATATAGAGGTCATTGTCGATGACTAACCCATTTGGTGCTGTCATTGTATTAGCATTAATCACAATAGTATCGCTGGATTCGTCTCCGAATGTTAGGGTATCCGCTGATACTGCGAAATCTGTAACCCTCGCTGTTAAAGTTCCCGATACAATAAGATTGCCTGTGATCCGAGCGTTGCCCGATACATCAAGTGCATGTTGTGGTGAGACGTTGTTAATACCCACGCGCTGACCGGTTGGACTGATGGAAAACATTCCTTCTGTGTTCGTTTCTAAGTCCGTATGGTGCTTCAAGGGATTAAATAAAAATCCACCACCACTTGATAACTGGTTGGCACCTAAAGAAGACAATCTCAGTTGTGCGCCTGTCTGGTCGAACACTTCCATCTTTTTTGATGGTTGATTTGTACCGACGCCAACACCACCAACCTTTGCCACAAAAGCATTTGTTGCAAGTGAAATTCCTTGATTCACCACAGCGAAATCCATACCAACGGCATTCGATGCATTAACGGTGTTGAAATTGGCAGATGATATTGTCGTCTGTGGGTTAGTGTTGGATATATTTACTTCCGATTGTGCAGTTGGTGTTCCCAAGATAACGTTACCATTGGCATCCACAATCCGACCAGTGAGAATGATATCTCCAAAAGTAGAATTAGGAATGACTGCTGTTGAAGAAGATATGGCCGATGCTGTAAGTTCAGTGGTGATAACAACATCAGATTCTAATTCATCAAATAGAGCGATTGATCCGCTAAACTGTGACGCATCAATCTCAATCGCATTAATGTCTCCAAGGACATTGAGTAACGTTCCATCAAAGGTCAAAGAATCTTCACCTTGGATTGTTCGTGAATCTGCCGAAGTAACTAGCCTATATTCCCCAGGGTTATTATAGTAGTTCACAGGAACACCGTCTAGGTCGCCACCCCAGCCATAATGATTGATAGCGGTTATATCTCCGGCAACACCTATGGAACCAGTAAATCGATGGAAGTCATCTTCTGAGTCTCCGAATACTGAGGAGCCTGTGGTACTGAAATGATAGACTGTTTGAGTTTGGTTTTGGATCTCAAAGTTATGAGCGATGATGTTTCCATCAATCATTAGTGCATTGGCGGCATCGTCCCATACCAAGTTGGGATCGTGATCCAATCCATCAGCAGGTCCTGCTATCTGAATTGAGCCCTTAGGACCTGACGCTTGGGATCCTACAACATATGCCCATCCAAATTCTTTTGCCATTACTCATCGATTCCCGGTCCGGTTAATTGATACATTCTAGATGCAGGAATACCTGTGAGTCCGGCAGAAACATTTACGTCAACATTGCCCGTAGATCTCAAAAACACTTGTTTTGATTTGCAGTTCAATCGTATCTCCTCTTGTGCTCCGAGAGTTATTTTGTGACGATCCAGTGCGTTATCTAATTGATAACCATCTTCAAAAGTCAAAGTTCCAGTATTAATTGCGAGATTGTTGGAGGATATTCTATCAAATATTGTTGTCGTAGTGTCCGGAGTTGTAAAGAACGTTTTATAATGATTATCTTCGAAAGCCCACCATGATACAAGTCCATCAATCGCATCTGCACTGCTGGGCGATGTCTTATAAGACCCATTGTATACTTTAGCAATTTCTGTTTCTGTTAATGCACGATTAAATAAATATATGTTTGAATATGATCCGTCGTGGTTTGAAGTTGTTGAACCTAGGGTCAGAGTGTTAAAATTAGAAGTAATTGCTTGCGTACTTACTGTTTCTGTTAACAGTGCGCCATTTAAGTATACTTTTGTATCGCCACTTTTAACAACAAATACAAAATTAAACCACTGATCTATAACAAGAGGGCTTGTTGATGTGGTTGGTGTGGAGATAGAGCCATCATTGTTTATAAATACTCTAACATCATCTTTGTTTCTGGTTTGGACCCTAATATCTATGTCTGTCCCAATGAGTGTAGCTATTCTTTTGTCGTTGAGCGATCCTGCTGTGAGAACATCAAACTTAACCCACATTGATAAAGTTACTTCTTGAGTGGCGGTTATTGATGTAGACAGGTGTTCGTTATTATCCGGCATGTTCGCCGAGCGTCTTGGCTCACAAAATACAATGTCTAAATTATTTGCTCCACCGTTCGCTACTTTTATGTAGTCTGTAACATTTGGAAATTCATAAAACTTGCTTTCGACACCAGTAAAAGAATGATTCTTCAACCAAGGTCGACCAGATACTTGAAAGGACCCCATGTTGTTGAGGCCTGTTGTATAATTAAAACTCATTAGGTCGCCACCCCTTCTACGTTATCTAGACTAAACATTCTCTCTGTTGGAATTGTAGTAAGTTCTGCGTATATTTGAACATCGGGTGCTGACTGTGTCGCTGTAGCATTGTTTGTGCTTGAGATAAAAATCTCTTTACACTTCACGTCAAATGTTTGTGAGCCACTCGATGCAATTGTAACAAAATTGTTTTGGTTACTGGCGCCCTTTGCGAATGGCGATACACCTGCTTGAAGTGGTGCAAAATGAACACGAATAGCGTGCGCATAGTTTGATTTAACCGTTATTGATTTAGAAACGGATGGAAATTGAAAATTCAATGATGTTGTTTGATCACCCGGCATGTTAGAACCGCTTAGGTAAGGTTTTCCACTTACTTGGTAAGATCCAACGTGATTTAGTCCCGCAGTATAAAAATTTGAACTCATAATTCTCCCCTCTCTTTACAATAAATAGTTATTGCTTCTTCTTCTTAAGGCGTGCTCGCCACTTTTTACGTGCAAGACGCTTCTTCTCTGAATCAGAAGTGAAATGTCGCTTGTCTCTCATCTCCTGAATGATTCCAAGTTTTTTACATTTTTTTGTAAATCTCTTGATAAATTTTTCCATATTCTCGCCTTTGCGAGGCTTCATTTTGTAGTTGGTAGCCATTATTTTCCCTTTGCTAAATGTGACCACAAAGAAGCATTTGCTCCAAAAGCTGACAAGTCAACGCCGGGGTCATTGGGTGCAACGCCCTCAAGAGCTTTTGAGCTATGAGCTGACTGTGATTTACCGGCTTGCTGGCTTGAAAGCGGAGTAGTGCCTTCAAATAAGTCGACTCCATTGTAAGAGTCTCGACCAATAGAGTCGAGCATCTTACGTCTACGATCCTTTAGTTGTCGCTGCTGAGCTTCATGATCTATTTGTGGTTTTTGATATGTCGGTTGTCTTGGTGACTCAACAATACGTTGACTGCCGGTTCCTTTAACAACTTCTGAAATGATTCCGGAAAGGACTCCGTCTTCGAAAATTACTTCCTTGATGCATTCTTTAATAAGTGGTCTCAAGGTTTTCTTTAATTGTTCTTTATTCATTTAGTCTCCAAGAATCTTCTTAAATAGATTGTGAATGTTATTTTCATTTTGTTCTCGCAACTTTGTAGAGAACGTAATTGGTTTTTTGCTACCCTGACCTGGGTACACATAAGCATCGGGAGTTGATGGTTCTGACACAATATCAAAGCAAATAAGTTGAAAATCGTCTTCAACAATTGTTTCACCCATCTGTTCCTTAACTGACCCTAGGCCACGAGAAGAGATACCAAGCTTCACACCAGCATTGATTAGATCTTTTAAAATACGACCAGATGGGGTATCAAGAACTTTGATTTTTCCCATCACATCCTTACCTTCCCACCAACAATCAGTGACCATGTGCGAGACATTCTTGAGATTAATAACTGAATCATCTGGATGATCTAGCTCACCAGTTGCACGATTGTCCCTGACAACATTCATGTAATTGTCCATTTCTCTTTTTAGAACTTTTTCTGGATATCTGCGGCCATTACCGTTTTTCTTATCGGCTGTTTGAATTCTGCCGGTTAAATAGACTGCGCCCTCTTCTTTGATTTCGCGCTTCTCTCTTTCTGTCAAAAGATCTTGGCACATACCATCGGGGCATAGTGCGTGGAATTCTCTCAATAATTGTTTATTCATCTTCTTCTCCAAAATAAAAAAGGTGGGTGGGTTTCCCCACCCTTGGCCGGCGCTACCGGCCCGCTTCAGGATCCGCTGCAACAGCGACGGACGGGTTGTAGAACCCAACGCTTAATCACCAACATGCTCACCCCCTGATCTTGATGATAGTCTTAAGCCGAAATCATCGACTAAGACCGAAATTAAATAAGATGTTCCCGCAGACAAACAGCCAAGCAAGAACGCATTCACAAATGAACGCTCGAAACTAAATAGTTCAGTATAAGGCGAAAGACATGAAACAAGAACACCAACCCAAAACCCAACACACAATGGGCAATTCCAGAGAGTGTTCCATTTTTTTGTATAGTCCTTTGGTGGTCGAATATCTTCAAATATTTTTCCATAAACAATAATGAAAGTCATGCCATAACAAATTAATATAAAATGTAGTGTAGTCAAGAACTCTCCATCAATAACTATAGCGACCATACAAGTATGGTGCAAACAGAGTGCTTTGGTTAATTGATCCCTTTTCTGCCTCTTGCGGAACTTCACCAAGCTCTGTGGAATATTCTCCATCAGGCGACAAAAGATGTTCGTCTTCCATGTGATCGTAACCAGTTCTGCCGGAGATCATTGGTTGCTCGGTTTCCATCCATTCTGATATTTTCATCAGAGTTATTTCAACAACCTTATTTCCCTCTTGCAACTTGCCTTCGAGTGATCCATAAATATTGCCACCTTGAATTGAATCAATTTCCAAAAGACCACTACGCCTAAGATATTCTAGCAATCTGGATTCCGCACCGTATACTAGATCAGAAAGCGTCTCTTTTGCAAATGCAACAATTTTTTTGTCACCCTGCTTTATTACTATGTCAATATCTTTATGATCCATGATCATCAGATCTCCATTAATTGAAGACCTAAGCTTAAGCTTTGCTTCAATCTTGTCTTTCTCGACGACCTCAATCTTTACACCCTCTGGTTCCTGTACGGTCTCTTGATCGGTTTCTAGATCGGTAATGTTAATATTAATTGGCATTGCGATTTACCTCCGCCAAAAGATCTTGGATGTAAAAGACTTCTTCAACCATTTTTGAATCAATTGGTCTCTTAGAGTAACTATCAAGTTTGGCCTTAACTTTCTTAAAGTTTTCGTTTAGCGAGGTGTTGCTCCCATCAATGTGAGAACTGACTGCTTCTTTTAGTCTTCCAATTTCATCGTTCATAAATGATTTTAATCCAAGACCATTATCTGAGAATGACACAATAAAATTGCTTAATAAATCTTTTTGCTCTCGCAACAATGAGTGTTCATATGTTTGGTTAAATCTCTTGACGAACATTTTAAATTCAAGTTGATCAACTGGTTTCATTTCTGTTTGGTTCTCGTCTAATCTGGTAAGATATCCTACCACTTTATCCTCGAGCATAATTCTCTTCTTTGCTCCAAGATTCGAGTTTTGGAAATACAAACCGATTGTTGCAAGATCTTTATAGTTTGGCACAAAGTTTGAGAACGCTTTGTTGCCAAGAGCCTTGTTAATCTTGTTAATCAGATTAGTCTGTTCATTAAATATGTTTTTGCGGTCAAGAGTGTCAAAGTCTTTCTTTGTCTCGACCATCAGTCGACGAGAAAAGTCTTGATTGAGCTCTTTGCTTTCAAGGAGAGATTTGTATAGATCAAGCTCTTTGGCAAGAACCTTTCCTTTTGTGAAGAATTCACGCAAAAGATCCTTGATTTTTGTTTGTTTTTGCTTGTCTTCTTTTAATATTGCTTTTGTCAATTCACGAATCAGACATTCGTAAAGAAAAGCGGTATTTCTTTTCTTATTGTGTTTCATCTGTATCTTCCTTTTTGTTTAATGATTCGAGTAGAGTTTTAATCTCTGCGTCAATGTTAAATAGTTTCTCCTCTTCTTTCGTATCACCCTCATAAACTCCACGAGCCAAAGAGTCCAGTCCTCCAAAGCCAACTTTGCCCGGAAATGTTGTTCTCGCTGTTGATCCTCGAACCTCGCCACCAAAGGCTTGGTTTTTCATTTGTTTGGAAAAACCACCTTTTCTATAGCTAATTTTGTGACTATTGTATGGCCCACGCTTAGTATCATCTCTCTTCGCTGGAGGCTCAGCCAACAAATCAGGCTCATCTCCAGTTTCAGCAGGTTTCGCATCAGCACCGCCGCCTGTATCTCCACCAAGATCTCCACCAAGATCTAAGTCGCCACCTCCAGCATCTCCACCGAGGTCACCGCCAAGATCTAATCCACCACCACCAGCTTCACCACCGGCTGCATCAGCAGAGCCTGCGCCTTCGAGACCAGCCATGAATTTCTTGTCCGTGTACATCTCTCTCTGCATTCTGAGATATTCGTCTTGAGATAGTCCAAGAAGATTTTCCGATATCCATCTGCGTGAGAAGAACCCCTCGGTCGCAGCACCGGCGATATCAAACTTAGTTTTCCAATGCTCCAGTTCTTGCATCTCTGCAATCTTAGATGGATTATTTAGAGACAGCTTAAAAGTAAGCAGGTCATCCCCACGATAACCAAGAGTATAGAGATGGATGATACCGATCTTTTCCAATTCTGATAAGATAACTCTCTGTAGTCTTTGGATTGTTCTTGCAAACCTAATGTCCTTTTGTGCAAGCGTTGTTTTATCCTCAGTTGCACCCTCGCCCATTGATAGGTATGATTGTGGAACTTTTAACGCTGAAAACAATTTATCACGAAGATATTTTACATCTTCAATTTGTGCCGTGAACTGACCACCGGGTAAGTTCTCAATGTTTGTGGAAGACTGTCCACCACGGATAGGGATGAAATAATCTTCTTCAATTGAAAGAGGGTTGTAGCGCAAGTCTACTCGACCTGTTGCTGCATCAACGACTTGATGACGCTTCATTTGTGTCATAACCTTTTGCATGTATTGTTCAACATCTTGAGGTGCGACACCGCCGACATCAATCTTAAATACACGACGTTCTGGTGAACGTGTGATGCGATATGCCATCATGGCGTCTTCAAGTAGTGTAAGCTGTCTCCATATACGTCTAGAGGGCTCTAAAACAGATGTTCCGTATGGAGCATGCTTGTCATTGCCTAGAACTCTAAAGTGTGCTATCTGCCAATTCTCCAATGTTAGACCTGCATTGTTCCATTGAAACTGAACATAATTTGGGTTTGTAGGATCTTCTCCCTCAAGTCTCTCAACTTCTTGTGGCGGTAAGCCGATACAGTTCTGCAGACCTTTTTCTTCATCAAGATCGAGATACAAAAACATGTCTCCATACTTGCACATTGTTCGTGCCCAACCAAACATATTGTGTTCAATATTCATGATGTTGTAGTAAAGTGAGTGTAAGAGATACTTGATCTCATCGTTGGGACACTTGATGTGAAGCATTGGCGTCAATGCTGAGTGTGTTGTCATCTCGTCTGCGTAGATGTCGAGAGAGGATGCAATCTCCGGTGTAAATTCCATTTGGTCAAAGTCAACATACCTCTCAGAACGATTTCTATTTGAGATCATATTGAGGGCTACAATGTTCATTGGGTTGTATTCGGACTTTTTGAACTGTTGTCCTGATGCTGATTTAAATCGTTTTGCGTAAATATCAAGATGTCTTCTTCTTAGTTGACGACCTGATTGTGTTCTTCGCTGGGTTATAGGTCCCGAGAACATTCTTGTTAAAGCTTTAAATAAATCATTTTGATTGTTATTCGGGTTTCTATTGTTACGAGCCATGTTTTATCCTTTGTAAATCCAGAAAAATTCTTTTGTTTTCTTTATCTCCTCCTCGTATTTCTGCGCGAACGTTTCTTTATAAATCTTTTGACCTTTGATTTGAGTATTCATCGTTGTTGTCGATTTCATCAAACCACCAAGCATTGCCTTTTTATAAGCCATGTCTCTTTCATTTTCCGAGAGGGCTGTGTCGCGAACCCAACATGCAATTGCTAGGGACATAACCAAATCATCATTGTAAGAGCGCATTGCTTGAGGCTTGCCGTTGTGCCAAATAAAAGTTTTTAATTCGTGAAAAACACGATTGGAGTGTATATTAATTAGTTTGTTTCTAACGTACTCCTCCAATTTAGCAACGATTAAAGGTCTTGTCTTGGTTGAAGTTGTGAAGCCAAGAACTGCTCTATCGTCATTTTCGGCCAAATAAGACTCAACATACTCATGAGTTGATTTGATAGAGTAGTAAATCTTTTTGTAATCCAACTCTTTTAATTTTTCCAAAACAGCTATCCCAATCCCATTGTTCTCCACAACAAGAAGGCAAGTTCCGTATTCTGTCCCAGCAGAATAGAGAATGTTTGAATACATATCTAAGTCTGGCTTGCCTTGATATTCTGCTACAACTGTCATGCTGTCTATTCTTAAGATGTGAAAACACGAGAAGTCACTTCCGTCGCCTCTTGCAACATCTGCTACAAGGATGTATGGAACACCCTCTTCGTATCTCTCCCAAATCCAATAGTTCCTATCATACCCGGTTTTGTATTCTGGTTCTCGAATAAACTCGTGCATCCTTGTCAAATCTTCTGGGTTGATGACTGTTTCACCGGAAGCATTGAAAGAACACTCAAGCTCTTGTGCAATTTGTCTCTTAGACATATTTCGAGTCTCTTTTGTGTACCACTCCTCATTACGCTCAGGATGAACGTCCCACATAAGCTTTGTTGGGTAAAAATCATTCATTCCATTTTCAGATTCAGTATAGGCCTTGTGAAACCAGTTTCCTACACCGTTGGGAGTGGAGAGGGCTATACACCTACCCCCTGTTGACAGAGTGGGGTAGAGACCCGTCCAGAGCTCGTCAAGGCCATCTACAAAAGCAGCTTCGTCAATAATCAGAAGAGACAAAGCTTCTGAACGACCAGCATCCCCAGATGTTGTCCCAGCCTTTACTTGAGAGCCGTTTGTAAGTTCGAACGATTGCTTATTGTCTGTTGTAATCTTTGCAATCATCATCCACGACGGAAGGTTCTTGAAGATCATCTTGACTTTTTTTACAAGATTCGTCGCTGTTGATAGCTTAGTAGCGATAACAAGTACGTTCTTCTCTCGATGAAACAACATGAACCAAGCAACGTAGGCAGCAGAGATTGTTGAGATCCCGAGCTGCCTTGCTTTTAATATAACGTTGAACCGATAATCATTAAAGGACTTGAGCATCTCTTTCTGATAGTCGTAGGTCTTGAAGGGTATTTGACCATGCATTGGGTGCGAGATCTTGCAATAGTTATCGATAAAATATTGAGGATCTTTTCCGCACCTTACAAGTTCTTTGACAATTTCATTCTTAGTGAGATTCACTGTTTCAATCCTTATAGCTTAGTCGAACTAGACTTGCTTAGATGTCATCAAATTCACTACCGGGAGCAGGCGCTGAAGCTGTCGGATCAGCGAAGTTGCTCATGAACTGCAGGAGTTTTCCTCGAGCATGATGTTGCCAATCAGATGACATCTTCCCAGCTATTTTACTGTCTTTCTGCTTACTGATTGTTGAATTGATTAAAGCTTTCATTGCCAATGCTACACGGTTTCCAGCACTAACTTGGTTCAATGCTGCATAGGCTTCAAATAGATCTCGATTTTGTCTTTTCCACTTATTGAACTCTTGAATATTGGCGGCAGATTGTTTTGCTTGCTCTACCGGTTCTGCTACTTTCGACTTAAACTCTAGGTTTACAGTGTTAAACAGTCTCTCAATGGTTTCTCTAAATGAGTCTAGGTTTGGCTTCTGAACCACAAGTTCTTTCACTAGATCTCCCAAGTTTCCCTTGATTTGATCATAGTTGTCTGAGCCCCTGATTAATCTAAAGAGAGCTTTACCCATTTCGACATCGGTCATATTCTCGCTTAAGACATCAGCGCTTTCTTGTTCGTTCATAACTGCTTCAAGCTCTTCTTTAATGATTTGCTTTAAATTTTGTTTTGTAAGTTTCATTTGTTTATTCTCCGCAACATTCACATGTACAGCATGGGCAGCAATTGCCACAACATTTTTCATCTAAGTTATTCATTTTTGATTATCTCCTGGTTTAATAGTCTCGTTACTCGGTCGCTTTGCTTTCGCGGCTTGGAGAAACTTTTTAGTGATATCTCTGGTCACATCTCCAGAGGGTGCGTTAATCTGGTCCATTTGCAACCCACCAATTTTATAGTGTTGGTATGCTTGGACAAAAGTTCGTACATTTGAAGTTGACTGGACTATAATTTGAGGGTCACCCTTAGCCGTCAGAGAGACAGAATTACCAGTAATAGTCTTATATTCTTTCTGCAAAAACTTCTTTACTTCATTGATTGTGCGAACGATGTCGTTTTCAAATCCATTGTCTTTGAGCTCTTTCATTCTAACATCTGATTGATAGTTGATAATCATAGAGTCTCCGTAGAACTTGACCTTAAATCCATCAATCACTCGCTTATCAAGAAGTGGGATTCCCTCTTCTCGCTTAAGTCCTACTTTGCGAATTTGCCCGTCAAGAGAATAGTTATCCATGTGAGCGCCATCGTAAGCGTTGGCTGCTGCCTGGGAAAGTCCTCTAATAATTTCTAATGTTTCTTTGCTCATGTTCTTGCTTCCTATCTACGATTATTTCATTTTCGGTGCGATGCGGTGTAACATCTCATCAGACACTTCTGACATATCATAATCATGCTTCTTTGGGTCATAGCCGTTTTGTTCAATGTCTTTCGCGACACTCTCTTGAGTTTGATAAAATTTATCACCCACTCTGACAAAATATCTTGCTTCACCAGAGTTACTAGGAAAGTTTCTAACTTTCACAACAGATTGCTCTTCGGCGATGATTGACTCGAGTTCTTCTTTGATGATTTGTTTTAAAGTTTCTTTTGTAAGTTTCATTGTTTTTTCTCGCTTATTTCTCATTAACTTCAGACTCACCATTTTTAAGGAGAGTTACTTCAAATTCTACAGCGACAGGCTCAACCTGACCCATGTCTCGTTGAGAGTTGAATATAAAATACACGGTATCTTCACCTGGTTGATTTTTGTGTGCTTCGATTGCTTGTTCTTCGAAGTCATCGATTGGGATTGAGATGCTCTCGAGTTTTTTCATAGCATCATCCGCAGCATCTTCAAACATGCCCAGTTGCATAGCAGCATCAGAAGTATACACTACATTTTCCAACTCTTCTCTAATAATTCTTTTTAAAGTTTCTTTTGTAAGCTTCATTTATTTGGTCTCCAACCTAATTTCCATCTGTCTTCTCGACCTTCCACGTATTGGATGTAACACTTAAAACAGCAGTCAAACTTTGTCATATAAACATCGTCAGCAGATTTGAATGAATAAGTATTACATGTTGAACATGAACGATCTGATTCTTTATTAAGTAGTTCTTTTGATATTAAAACCCCATTTAGCTCAATCCTTTCGCCTTCATTTTTATCGTAGCGATAGTTTGACTTGAGTTCATCTAAGTATTCTTTTTCTTTATCATCATCCCATTGAGATTTGGGATTAATCACAGCTTCTTTGCCGTATTTTTTTGCTATTGCTTGTTCAATTTTCACAGCATAGTTTGGATCTTTACTCACTTTCACCTCGTTTTTGCCAATCATATGAAATTTTGTCCTCTTGAATTGGGCCTCCCTTTGCCCAAGTTCGGCACGATCTTGCACTGTGGCATTTAAAATGATGCATCCAGCAATAACCCAGTCGACCTTCATCATCAGAGGTTACACCTGGCATGCAGGCGTCCATTCTGGGACTTATGTCGAAAGCAACACAATTGCCACAGTTTGATTTTTTTGCCGCTTTTTCTGTAGTATTCCAGTATTCTGCGATCTCTTCCCAGTAGTTCCCTGGCTCACTTACGTTGAGGGGACCATACTGAATGTAATCTGCCTTAATCGCAGCGTCACGGTTCTTTGTGTTTAATTTTAAATCTTTTGTAGCAGGTGGGCATGCCATCGCCACTACTTTTTTTATAATATTTTTGATTCTAATTTTTATCATTGTGTTGAGACCTCAATCTGATTGGCTGCGTAATATGTTAATAATGATGCAGAAGTACCAAGGACAAACCCTCCAAAGAAAACCCATGTTGACCTTTTGGTGCTGGAGTATTTCCTAAGGGTTGCTATCTCCTCATCCTTAATCTCTATCATTGCATTGTATTTTGTCTGCAGTGCTTCTTTTTCAATCTCTAAATAGTCAATTTGAAGCTGTTTTTCGGCAATTTGTAACGAAAAATCTAAAGCAGCGTTAATGCTGCACTGCTCTTCTGCAAACTCTTTCATTGTGATAATTGAAGCGACTGCTTCATCATTGAATAGGCGACCAGCAAAGGGAGCTGGTTCACCTTCAATCAGAGGTGTCATAAGAGGTTCGGCGGCAACAAGGGAAGTTAGAAAAAATAAAATCATTTTAGCTTCGCAATGTTGAATTCTGTCATTAAGATTCTATCAATTCTATCAGGATCTTCTTTGGCAAGTTCGAGAAGCTCTAACTTTCTCTCTATTGTTTGCCTCTCTAAGTCATTTTGAGCTGAGGCTCTGCTCTTTATGAGGCTTAGTTTCGCCTCTGAGTATTTTTGTCTCGCTAGCGCTTTTTGTAGCCGCTCTTCTCCAGCGGATTTTTCTATAACTTCAATTTCTTTGTTTTTTGATTCTGTGATATCTTCGACAACTTCTAGGTCCACATTTTTACTTTTGCGACCAAGAAGGAACACAAAAAGAACAGTGACTCCAGCGGCAAGAAATTCCCACTTATCTTTAATCCAGTCCCACATTATCCGTTCCTCCAAGCTTTGGCAAAGTCAATCGCAGTTTGACCACCGATGTAAGTTACAGCAATCAGTCCCCAAGTGTCAGAGCTCAAGTCTGAGAAATACATTAGAGCAGTTGCCACTGCGAATACCAAAAGCTTTCGAGAGATAAGCTTCTCTTGAACAGCGTCGAGCATCCCTTTGTCTTCGTTTTCCATAATAAAATCCTCCAAAAGAATGCTCTAAATAGTTTGGTCAATTACAAATTGACATATGCATATCCATCGCTTTTGTCAATATCAATAGTCATGTCAACAACATCCTTCAATTGTTCTAGGTGAGTGATCAACAATACTGTCTTGAATTGACTCTTAATCATTTGTAGAAGTCTTGTGAATCCTTCCATATGTTCTGCATCAAGAGCTGTTGCAGGTTCATCGAGAACAAATATATTTGACTTTGGCAATGAAGAGACAGAAATCAGTGCAAGACGTACAGCCATGGATGCAATGGTCTTTTCAGCCCCCGAACCCATAGATAGTGGTCTTGGATCATACTTTGGGTGTTGCAGATATATTTCTAGTTTATCACTATCTTCGGCAAAAAACACTTGAAACTCTACTATAGAGGAAAGAACTTTTTGAATTTCCTCATTGATAACTGGAAGCATCGATTTGATTACCTCATAGGATATGCCGTTTGCATGAGTTGCTTTTACAAAAATATCATATGCAATGTAGTCTCTCTCTGCATCTTTGATTTGTTGGATCCTTTCTGATGCCTCTGAGATCATTCTTTCCGCTGATCCTTTCTCAGACATAAATTCCAGAACCTTGTTTTCGCACCTTTTGATCTCGGTGGTTTTTAATTCTACAGTTTTTGTAATTGCACTTAGGTCTCGCTGTAGAGCACACAAGTTCTCATATGCTTCAATATTGTCATTGTAATAATTTATATCTATTTCATAGTCTTCAATTTGACGAACCAGTAAGGATTTTTTGCCTTCACAATTTTCCCTCTGTAAAGACATGTTTCGAACCTCCGTCTGTAGTCTTAAGAGAGCATCTTTCTGAACCTCATAATCAGTGACTATTGCTTCCAAGCGTTCTTGATCAAACAATGACGACTTCATCTTCAAGTCAAGCATAGTTGAATTCATGCTTTCGATATTAGCAATCACACCAACAATGGTTACTTTTGCTTCTTCTGCTTTCTTGACAAACTCGTTATTACTGCAGAATTCACAATTTGGATCATATTCATGGTCATGCAACATATCAATCTTGGATTGTAGTCTCGATCTTTCTCTTTTTGCTTTTTCAATTAACTTATTGGTTTCACTCATTTGCTCCTTCAACATTACTAGAGATTGCAACTCTCCTGCTGCTCTAGTTGAGTCTTCAAGCCAAGATGGCAGTCTAGACATCAAATGCTCGATTTTAGAGCGTTTAGAAGTGATCTCGGTAGATAACCTATCTACTTCTTCAGAGTTGCTTAAAAGCGATTTACGAGCCTTTGAGAGCATCTTTTTTAGATCATCAATATCTATCTCCTTTTGAGATGCTGCTGCGACTTGATCTTGAATCAATTGTTGTTCCGACTTTAGAACATCGAGCCTAGATGTATGTTTCTCACACAGATTTTTTTGCATCTCTATGTCTTCCAGTATCTCGCAAAGCTCCGCTTTTGAGCGTGACAGTTTTCTATCCCAGTCCGCAGATTGAAGATGCTTGATCACACCTCGCATTTCTGCGGAATCTTGCTTTGCTAGTTTGTGCATTTGTTCAAAAATCTGTAGATCTAAAAATTTTGCAAGAATTTCTTTTCTTTTAGTTGAACCTTCGTTTATGAATCCAAAAGATTCATTCTGTGCAGCAAGAGAGGTCATCATAAAATCCTCAAGAGATCCAAATGTATTTCTTATGTTCTCATCGGTCTTATTTCGAGTATCTCCATTTTTCGACTCCGCTTTTGTGCCAAGTGCATATTTGGTGAAGTCTAGGTCTGTTTTGGCGGAGTTTGTTTCTTTGCCTTTAGACCTGATGGTTGTTTTTTCGAGAGATCGATTAACTTTGTATAGATCATCGCCGACAGCGATCTCGAGTTTACAAAGAGCTCTTTCTTGGTTTTGATTGATGATATGGACATTCTTTCTTTCTCCTTTGGAAGTTGTATTAAATAACCCAAATAGGGCAGCATCAATGATCGAGGATTTTCCGGAATAGTTTTTTCCGAAGATCCCTACGAGTCCATTTAGTTTAGAAAAGTCAAGCGTATTTCCCTTTCCGTAATTAAATAGATAGTTCCACTGCATTTTCTTAATATCCCAAACAACATTTCGAGCCATACCAGAAGAAGTGTCAACCTTCTTTAGATAGTCTCGAGATAGTTCAACAACCTTTTCCCTAACAGAATCATCAATTTCTTGATTTGACATGAACTCTCGTAAGAACTTTTCTTGATTCTTTGGATCTCTCATGTTTAAAGCCTTTCCATTTTTAGCAGAATCTATTTGCCCCGATGAAGATCCGTTGTTAACGAAACTTACAGAGTAGGTGGACCATTTAATTTGTGCGTAATCGCAAGCTCGCTTTAGTTTTGCTAATGGTAAATTGTGGTTACACACCAATCTCAATCTAGAGTTTTTTGGTACATCTGCCTTAGGCAATGTTCCATCTTGATTCAAGTGTATTGTTACAAATGGTCTAGGAGATCGAAACAATCTCTTTTCAATAGAGTGCCTATCCTTGTTGTGGATGTTCCAAATAAGATATCCTTTGAGTTGAGATTCTCCAAAGTTCTGCTGGACGGTAGAACCAGCATACCACACTCTCTGTTCAGTATCTAGATGTTGCGTTCTGTGGATGTCTCCAAGCATGGCATAGTCAAAATCTTTAAAGATTGATAGGTCATCCTCTCCATGATCAAGAGAGAATCCCGAGCCAACCTGAGATCCGCGAACAGCACCATGATATAAGGCAATGTTTATTGATTTTGAGTTAGACGGAGATCTCCAGTTCTCTCTATCAAATACGGACAGGACGTTGAATGTAAGCCCTGGTTCGGGGGAATATTCCCCAGAATCTTTTAACAAAGTAAAGTTTGGATGATCCAGCGCTTCTATGATTGGTGTCACAGCATCTTGTCTATCTCCGTTTTTAAGATTACCATCGTGGTTCCCCAAGATCATAATTGTGGGCGCTATATCTGCTAGACTCTTTAAAAAGTTGGATGCCATCTCAAAATACTCAGGAGATAGTTGCGTCTTTGTGTGAGCAAGATCGCCGGTATGTACAATGTAATCTGGTTGCTCCTGCTTTAAAGAGTCATAAATGTTATTAAAGACGTGACGATATTCGTCATGATATTTTAAGTTTCGGATATGTGTATCGCTAATGTGTGCAATTCGTTTCATTTGCCCTCCACGGCTTATATTATAATTTAACACGTTTTTCTTTGTGTGTCAAGTAATTTTTTTCATTTTTATCATAAAAAAGTGGACCATTCTTCATAAATGTTAAGTCGATCACATTGTAATCAAACCACTCAAGAGCTTCAACTGCATCCATATCTGAATTGTCTTTGAAGCATTTCAAAAGCTCATCAACTTCGTAAACCAATCTTCCATGCTCTTTGTCAAATCCAACAATCGCTTTATTCAAGTCTGATTGTGGCTCAAGCACCACAAAATTATAGCCGGCTTCAACACCGTCCTTTATAAATTTATTCATTTTACACCTCCATGTATAAAAGAATATAACATGTTAGAGAATGCTTGTCAAATTAATTCATCAAAATAATCATTTCAGAGGATACAACCATATCAATATCTCCAAATTGAACCGAAAACCACATTATTCCTTTGCCCAAGTCTTCGCCAATTAATTCATCGAAAGAAATTGTCGCCAAAACAATGCCTACGTTTGGTATTGTTTCGCTTTCAAAATCTTCTAGGAACCTAACAAGACTTCCGACTTCAATACTCTCCACACACTGCCCTCCAATATTAAATAGTGTCGAGCGGCTGGGAAGTTACTCTATATGTCCTGTTCCTACAACTGACCATTCAAGCTGCGCATCTACATAGCCATTGAGCCCTTCATATGGAACTCTTTGTTGAGAAAATCTTGTCATGTAAATCGCAGTCAATGACCAAGTCGGATATGATTGAAAATAAGACCCATCAAAAAGATAAGACCCAGTGTCTTGTGTTGAACAAGATATTACGCCTAACAACTGGCTGCCATCTGGTGAGTATGTTGCTATTGTTATATTGAAAAGGTCTGGTCCACCAGATGGACCCCATTGGAATTGTGTTCCGAATTTAGACACAACAGCGGCAAAGGCATAGGAAATGTCAACATAACGCATTTCATAGGGCTCAATAAAATCAAATCCATGGATGGAGCGAAACTGAAGTGATGAGCCGTCTTGCATCTGGACATTCATATTTGTGTCTCGATCATATTGAGATTCCTGAATAAAGCCAGTGTAAGTATTCATTCCATTGTTAAAAGCAGAGAAAGAGTTTGGACTCCCAACAACGCTCAGGGATTGCCCCACGCTCTTGGTGTCGACACCTATGGTTAGTGGATTAGTGTTGGTTGTGCACTGACCCATAGGTGGAAACCAAGTTGGATGATTTTCTCCAATCTTTTCATGAAACTTGGCATCAAACTGAATTGTGATTTCTTGACTCACGCCCATGCATGCTTGACAAGCAATCTGCTCTAGATTGAAATTTATAAGCCCTACAGTGCCGTTCAAAGGCTCGCTAGATGGTTCTCCACTAGGTTCGCTAGATGGCTCCCAAGAAGGCTCCGAAGAGGGTTGAGAGACCGCTGTGTCGACCACCTCGATTCCTGTATCAGCAGGTTGGATTTTATCGACGGTTCTGATTCCGATGTCTCCACCGCAAGCAAGTAGCAAAAGTGATAACAGCATAGTCTCTCCTAGTGTGACTTTATTATTATGTATGTACCTAGAGGTTCGCAAACAAAATCAAGATTGTAGGACTCTGCTGTTGATGAGACGACACATCTCATTAAACTTGAGTGACCCGTTATGATCTTGAGCATTTTGCCCCAATGGTCATTAATAAATAGTTCAAGTTTGCGTTTAGCGTCTTCATGTCGCAATCCATGCAAATCTAGCGTTAGCATTTTTTCTCCAAAAAAAAACCTCTCCGAAGAGAGGTTTGAAAAGTGTGCGAGAGCTCCAAAAAAGAACCTAGGTTCAAAATGGTGGAGATGAGGAGATTCGAACTCCTGACCCCTTGCGTGCAAAGCAAGTGCTCTCCCAACTGAGCTACACCCCCATTCACATTAAATAGTGTGTGTCAATATATTCGGAATCTTTTCTTTTTGGCTTTCTAGTATTTCCTTGTAACGATTTACAACCTTAAAATAACTGCCTGAATCACAGTTAAGCAGCCAAGAATGAAGCTGAGCGAATGTTTGAGTTTGACTATGTCTTACTATTCCATAGTGCTCTGAAAGCAGTTGTAGGGCATCCTCGGGGCTCGAAATTAGCCAATCTTTTGTCTTTTTCTTTTTTATACCAGAAAAGTGATTGAATGTATATCCGATCTCCGAATACAACGCTACAAGAAACTGGGTTCTATGTAAACCCTTTAGTCCATACTCACCATGAGAATAGTATGACCAAGTCAGCCAATCAATGTCACCAACCATCCAATCAATCTGTACATAATCATCTGTTGGGCCATTCTCGTCATATTGAGGAAAGCAAGTAAAAATATTACCGGCAGTCACCCTGTCTCCAATACTCATATTATCTGCAAGCCTTTCTGATATCAATGTCAGTAATGCACGCATCTTTGTCATCTCATAAGTCGCAGTCCTCGCTCTTTTGTGAATCTTTACATAGAGGTCGTTCCACTCATGGTAGTCAATTTGCCACTTTTTCAATTCTGATTCCGTAAATGACCGAACTATATGGGTTGAGTCGATGGCCAAATCAAGATCTCCCGAAATCTCTTTCTTTCCTGCTGAACCTACGGGTTCGAAAAATGTAAGAGAGTGAGATTTCATTGGAAATATTTGTGCCAAATTTTGCTTGTAGGCTGCTATTGTTGGTTCAATCCTGTGTTTTGGAATTGATGTTGCTTTGTTTTTAAAGATGTTGCCACCCATAGATCCTCCATTGTTTACATTAATATAACATAAACTTTATCATTTGTCAAATATTTTCCAATAATTTTTCGAAAAAATACATTTCATTCTTTATTGGGCTTGATGTTGGCAATCTTCTTTTAAACTCTTTCGTTCCCATTTCCGATACATCCTCATCGTCAATTGGAACCTTGAATACTTCGAGATCATACTTTAACATAGACCTAATGATCCACTCTGCTTTCTTCTCGGCGTCACCATCGAGAGCCATGTAGACTGGTGTGTCATGAATCGCAATTGCTTGAAACAACCGTGAGCGTTCTCGCAGAGTTGACCCAAGAATAGGAATGGCATTTTCTCCTGCGGCAATAGCATCGAAGACACCTTCCACAAGAACAATTGGCTCATCCCAGTCAATGTTTAGTTCGTTAAAAACGATATCACGGTCCGCTGGAGGGTTGAGGTACCTATAAGAATGCCCAACGTAACTGCGAGCAATGAAGTAATTGCAATCTCCATCCACGTCAAACGACGGTATAATAATTCTTCCGGCATAGCGTCCCTCCTTGCAATAGCCCATTTTCCACTTAAGAATCTCTCGACGGCCAATGCCCCGAGATGATAGATAGCGAAACACATCCGTTGTGTCCATCGGCAAGCCTTTGTTGCATAGCGATATGAACTCTTCGGGTAGATCTATGTGTTGCTTCTCTTCTTCGTTATTTAGTTCTTTAAAGAGATCTTCGAACTCGTTAAGGTCAAGCCGACCTTGTAGTTCAAGATATTTCTGTCGTTGCTGGTAAGTTCCGAACTTTCTTACAATTCTGTAAATGTTCTTTCCTCTTTCGTCGCAAATCCAGCATTTATAATAACCATTTGCGAAGTTCACCGACATTTTCTTTTTGTGGTGATTGCAATAAGGACAATGATACAAATGTTCATCGCCCTTTTGATAATAAGACCCAAGAACTTGGGTTACAATTTTTCTTTTGTCCTCGATCATAATGTCCTCCTGTTTATAAGATAACATGTCATAGAAGGTTTGTCAAGTAAAAAGTTTAGATTAAAATTGATGAGACGATTGTGTCTTTATTAATACAAGTCCAAATAGGTGGACCCTGATTTAGCAGCATCGGCCTTGTGTCGGTCAGCGATGGCGGTTTTTAAATTTTTGGTTGCCTCTTCTCTTCGAGCAATAATCTCTGCTCTCATGTCTTCAAAATCTTTTTGGGTAATTTTTCCACTGTCTCGCTCTGATTCAATAGCAGAAATTTCATCGTTAAAAGGTTTTGCAATACGTTGATGTTTAGCATTCATAGAAGATAAAGACATAGGTTGACCATCGGACTTGAGCATTTCGTCCAGCTCCTCTTTGATAATTCTTTTCAATGTCTCTTTTGTGAGTTTCATTTTTCTATGTTTTCCCCATCAATTGTGATTCTAACATCTTTGCCGGTTTGTCTTCTAATCATGGCTGCGATAGACTTCATTTGTTCGACTTGATCTACCTCTGTTTCTTTTGGAGGATAGTCGGGGTTTGGGCCACCGGTGCCTTTGTAGTCTGGTCTTAGAGACGGGTTACGTTTGTATCTCATACCTTTGTGTCCCTCTTCCATCTCGCCTTCTTCAAGGGCGGCTTCGAGTTCTTCTTTGATGATCTGCTTTAATGTTTCTTTTGATAGTTTCATGGTGAGGTCTCCGTTATGATTTAAATAGTGCGATAACAGATTGTTCATCCACGCCATTAGGCAAAAACTTTGCGATTGATTCTTTGTTTTGCAATGCCGCTCGGAAGTTCGTTGCAGAAATATTGTCATTCATCTTAAAAATTGGCACATAGACATACTTATCGTTTCCATAAAAGTAATCGCCGAACGATACTTGATATCCCGCATCCTTTTCGGAGCAAGCGAGGCCAAACCGGTGTTCGGTGTTTTCATCGCCCCAGTCAAAGCAGTCTGCAAGAGGATTGGTGTAATTCTTCTTCTTACCTTCTCGAATCGATGCTCGTCTGTAATCCATCTTTGGGTGAGATAGTAGTCCATAGATCTCGAGAATCTTTTCGGTGTGCTCTAGTGTGATTCCGTCACGTTCTTTGTCTCCGCAGAAAAGAATGACTCGGTCAACCTCGGGATTGTCGAGATAGAATTTGATGTAGTCGCAGTGACCTTTGTGTGGTGGTTTAAATCCACCGGGAATTAAAACTGTGTATTGCATGTGTCCTCCATGATGTTTATAATGTAACATGCTTGGAGATGTTTGTCAAGTTAAAACTTTAAATTTATGTTAAACAAAATTAGCTTTTTCGAACCCCTCAAGGCTTTGAGGGTGGTGGGCTCCTTTTTATACATCTTAGATAGGGGAGATTCATGCCAAGGGATTCCCGTCTTCTCTTCGTATTCATACGAAATGTTTTGCAGGCAATTATCAAAAGGAATGGGGTCTCTTTTTAAAGGATCATCTTTGGGATATGTTAGCGAATCTTGTTCATTATCAAGTTGAAGCTTCTCAACATCATCTCGTTTACTATATTTGTCCCACACATTATAGGCATCTTGAGAAACAATTGTACGGTCTGATACAAGACCACCAGCCTTTAGTGTAGCAACTTCAATCGCAACATCATACAATAGAGGGCCCCAATTTCTAGCGGCGTCAGAATAGGCAACCATAAGCGCGTCGAGACATGGAAAGTCTTGAGCCATTTGAACTTCTAAATCTATTGAGATCTGTCCATAGGGTTTGGAATCGTTTTCGAATTTCAACACTTGGCCGTCTTTATTTGCATAGGAGATATCGATAACATCCTCGTAATCTCCGTCAATCTTGATAAACACCCCCTCTGGAAGATCGGCTACTGTTTTCATGCCTTCTTCGAGGACTTCGATAATAAGTTGTTTTAATTTTGCTTCGGTAAGTTTCATAATGTTGATGAGTCCAACGTTGCTTCGCCATGTGTATTGATGTGGTCTTTAGCGAAATCTGCCATGTTCTCTTCATCAGATGTCATGAAGTCAATCAAGCCACTAGTCGAAATGTCATTACCTTCATAGTAATTAAAGAGTTCATTTTCTTCTCTGTCAAATTGTGTGATAGCGAATCGCTTGCTGCCGTCTCGATAGATTTTAAGTTCTGAATCAATGTCTCCCGGCATACCAGATTCTCCAAGGGAGACGGTATACCATCTGTTAATAGTGATAAAATGCCACTCTGGGGCTACGGGAGTGCCCTCAATTTCACGAGCAAGAGAATCAATCGCTGCTTGAAACCTATCTTGCAAGGGAGAACGAAGATAATCTAACCCCTTTATGTTGGAGATTATACCATTTTCTTTTCGCAAATAAACATCAATTTCAAATTGTGCATTTTCAGGTAAACTTGAAAAAGTTTGTTGGAGTTCTTCCAGATATTCAATTAATTGGCCTAATTGAAAATCATTCATTTGTTCGACAATTAGTTGTTTTAGTTTTGCTTCGGTTAGTTTCATGTTCTTAATTAGTCTCGGAGATCAAAATGGGAAAGAGCAACTACAATTGCATCTGCTTCGTCATCGAGTCCAGGCTTTGGATTTCCGTGTCTCGTATGTTCCATAATAAAGTTGTCAAACTTGTCGTCAACCCATGCTAACACAATCACCTTTGCCTTTGTCCCTCGAGGAACCTTGATTCCTACTCTAGAACGCGCTGTGGTGGCTCCTACGAGCGTTGGAGGTTTCTTGAGTAGTTGATGTGCTATAAGCGAAACCATGCCGTTAAAACGCTGTAGAGAGCTCATGGTCTTTGCTGTTGTCTTTCCACCTGAGAACATTGAGAATGGTTCTTCAATTCTTATCTCGGTTATATCGTGGATGGCCATGATTGGCTCGAGAACGCTCTCCTTAAGAGCGGTTGCTCGCTCTTCCAAAGGCGTCTTTGGTTTTGTCTTGAAAAAATCTGAATCAACAAGCTCTTGCTTATCGTTAATAATGGCCCAACCGATTCTTGTAGTCGAGACGTCTAATCCTAATATCATATAAACTCCTTTTATATATTATAGCATATATTTTAGGGTATCACAGATCTAATTTCATTTTAAACAAATATTCATTGACTTCGGTCTTACGAATTGGTGTCGCTAACTTGCATATTCCAACGAGTCGCTTGTTCTTGTCGTAGATGCAAATCTTCGAGATATACGTTTCTTTTTGAAATGGAGGCTCTTCATCAGTTTGGGCAGCTGGGACAACGTTCTTGATATTTCTGTTTGTCTCGATGAATTGATATGAGCCCGATGAGTAGGTTGGTGCTTTGCCCGTGTACTTAAGATAAGTCGGATTGTTGGAGTGATTAATTTCTCCGTAAGGCGCTTTTGCCAAGATTGTCATGTTCTGCAAGTGTGATACTGAATCGAATTCAAGCGAGAAAGATGCAGACAGAGTTGTTGTGCCAATTGTAGAGCCGTCATTCATTCCATAACCATATCTAATCCATGACGATGATGTTGATGTTTCATATGCCAAGGCGTTTGAGTCAATGGTTGCTGAGGATGTTAGAAGTATAATTCCCTCATTATACATGACGGTTCCAACTACAGAGCCAGTAGTTGGTCCCTGAGTTTGCACCAATTCTCCGTTCTCACGAAGATCTGTGGCTGTTGCTGCTAGAGTTCCTGAGATATAATATTTCAAACATAGAGTGCCCTTCTTTAGACACTTACCATAGAAAATTGATGGAATATTGATCATGTTGACTGGATTTGTAGCAACGTCCTCATAGTGAGCAGTGAAGTCAAAATGCTGAGATCGAAACATGTAATGGTTGCAAGAGGATTTTAAGGCGCGAAGTTTTCTATAGTTCTGATCTGCTGTGGTCTCTATGAACATTCTTGTCACCGAAGCAGATAAGTTATAGTTAAAAACCATCGTGGCGCCTTCATATCCAAATTGTGTGTTAAATTGAACATCTGTTATTGATTTAAACTTTTGCTTTTGACCCCCCTTGGTTATAAAAGGGTGGATACGATAATTAGGATCACGGTTAACATTGTATTCATATAGTGATATGAACCCTTCTGGTACGCCTAGAATATTGTCAGAGTAAGTCCCAGATATTGCTTGCTGGTCGTTGATGTATACCGACCCGCTTTGAACATAGAATTTATAACTCGGATTTGCTTCTATGGTGTTAATAAAGACGTCATTGTCTTTTAGTTTGTAATAAGACACAGAAGCCCTCCGATTAGTAGTCCAATCGTAAGCGGAGAGTAAATTCGTTACTTGCTGCTTTCTTCAGTGGTTCAGATAATTTAGCGGTTGCCAACAATTCGTTGTTGTCATTGTATAGGCCAATTGTTGTAATATATGCTACGGGCTCATCTGTTGCTTGGGTTTTGACATTAATTCTAGAGCCACTAACATATGTTGGATTGGAAGAGTAGTTAAACTCGTTGTGATTAACACGACAGAAGTATACGGTTGAATTCAACTCAGTTGTATTATTGAATTGAAGATTGTAAATTCTGTGCCTAAGAGCATCAGCGTTAGCATCAATAGTCGATCCAGTCAGCAATACTTCAACTTTCTCATTAGAAGAATTCATGTTAACATCAGGGCTCGTTAATTGACCTCTAAAAACAGAACCTGTCAACACTGCGATGCCTGCTTGATAAAACAGCAATCCGGCATGCCAATATTTGACACCATTGATTGAGGCAGTATGAGTCGAGGAGGCAGCCAAGAGTGCACTGGAGGCTGTTGCATAGAGGATTCCATAATCTCCAGCAGGAGAATTTGTTCTATATTCAGTTGATGCGCTTACGTCAGAGATTGTGATGAGTGAATCAAACGGTGTTGCGAAGGCTGTTTTGACACCTAATTGTAGCTGAAAAGTTTCTTTTTTAATTTCATCTTTTGTTAGTAATCGAGAGAAGGGAACAATAAAGCACTCTTCCATTTTAGCTCCGCCCAAGAGGAGATCTCCGTCTTCGTCAAACTTTTGGATAGATCCCGTTGCGTCATAACCCATAAGAATTTGAGCCATTTGGTTATATATGTTTCGTTTCTTTGTGAATTGTGTATCACTAGATACAATTTGGCTATCTGGATGTGTGCCAACTGTGATATCAAAAATGTGATTCGCTGAAGAGCTCAAGTATGGATAGTCATAGACTGATTGAAACATTCCGTGAGAATAATTTTTAATATTGTCTGTTCCATAGGTTCCACTGACAATTGCCCCAGTAAGAGGAATTGCTTCGTGAAGAAGTGTTCTAGTGTTTACGGTATCGTTTTCGTTTAGTGGTTTGAAAGTCATTTGTTTCCCCTTTTTATAATCTCAAGAATCTTACTGGGATGTCAATCATAACACCAGTTTTTACGCCAACGACTCGGATATTTGAATCGATGAACTTTGTATCAACATTACCGCCATCTTGCTTGGGCATGCTAACTTCTCCACCTAACTGCTCGAACAAGAAAGAGCTTGTATTCAAATCCATTGAAGATTGGATTCTAAACTCAAGACTTGTTCCTCGAGGGCCCTGAATTACTTGAGAGGCACTAACGGTATCATCAGTAATCTCCGTTACGAAGGTGTCTCCGAGATCTACGGTGTAGTATGCGATATTATCATCATCCAAGTAGTCAAATGTTGCAAGAGTCCCTTGGGAATCAACAAGCTTACAAAGCCTGTTGTCCATTTGAACTGTGTAGCTTGTTTCTTTCAATTCATCGTCGAGCCGTCTTTTTGGAGAGATCTCGATTGTATCTAAGCCTTCATCCAATTTAATAATCGTTCCTACCAAAGATTCTCCAAACAAGAAACCTTCCCTGATTGATCCATCGGTGTTTCTACCGATACCAGTTAGTGC